GGCAAATATACTTCCTACGCGCTGCTTGCTCAATTTGTTGTAGTTGACACCCCTGTTCATTGTATCGTACTCTGTATTGTAAGGTAGGCCCAACTCTCGAATGTACTTCCAAACATCAGTGGCATTCCAATCATAGATAGGGTACGCTATAGAGTCTGTACTACTTAAGTAGCATTCATTTTTTTTGCGTGTCATGATCGTGTAGCGAGCCATAGACTCCTGTGCGCGTATCCCTACCAATGATATAGCTGTTAATCCTTTTTTGACGTAGTTGTCTCGATGCAGGTCTACCATGTCCCCAAAGTGTAGGCAGTGCTTTACAGCGTTTGCTCTAAAAGGTAGCCCGTCAGGGTGTACATAGTTAGGGTCAGTCTCCCACACAAAACCCTCTAATTCGGTTATAGCCCATTCGGGAATGTCTCTAACCCACAAGTCTTTTTCTTCGGGGTGGAACGCATACCATTCAGGCGCGTACATGCTAGCCGCATTTCTTAAGGCAAAGGGAAGCGCATACCACTTCATGTCTACCTCGGGCATGTCATTTATTTCCTCGAGCAGTTTAATGGTCCCTAGACCTTCCGCTTCGTGGTCTATGTAAACACACTCCACAGGGAGCCTACCCATTTCTCTAGCTACCTCAATAGTGACGTATAGCATAGCTGTACTATCCTTACCTCCCGAGAAGTTCACGATCACTTTATCGTAGCTGTCGAACAGATACCTTAGTCTACGCTTTGCGCCTTCAACGCAGTCATAGTCTAGGTAGTTCTTTTTCATTATGGTGTCTCCCATGGTTTCTTATTTAGTGCGTATTGAATCGATTTGATTGGCGCTGACCCCGTCAACTATAGTGCGGTTAATCATAGGGTGATCTACGTCTGTGGCCCCAAAGTCGCTATCAGGGTGGAAGGCTATGACGTCCATTGCCTTGTCAAAGGTGCGGAACTTATGCGTACCTGTAGGGTGCATATGCCCATCTAGACCCGTATCGTAAGAGGAGCCGTCCCATTCCTTTATAACGAATATCATGCCCTCTGTCAATGGCAGGTTCCCGAATGGTGTAACACATTCCCCGTGACCTTTGGCTACTATCCCTATGCGGTGGCTAGGGTGTGTGTGAGGCGTTTGGTCAATATCGCTCGGGAAGTGCAAATGGTTAAGACACGGGTCCCCTAGCTTTACAGGTGGTATCAAGAGGCTGTCTGTACAGCCGTCTATGTACTTCAACCTGCCCTCATCTTCTATAGGCCCTCCAAACGTGCTTACGGCCTTGTATTTGGTCTCGGGGTACTTACCTGCATTATGATATACTTCTATTACTACAGCGCTTCCTAGTACGTATGGGTTGAATGCCCAATCTCCTGACACACTTGCGTACATGTGCTCACTTAGGACTACAGAGTTTCCTGAGTTGAAACGATCTAACATGACTTCGCCTTCATAGCAATAGAGGTAGTAACTGCATGACATGTTTATGCGGCCTATTCCCCTGCCATTGATTACGTTGTAGTAGGCTAAAGGATAGTCTTTGTGATTTGATTGGTCAAAGATTATCCCTGCCTCTGCTTGGTCAAAACTTATGAAGCTGCTGTTTTCTCTCATTGTCTTGCGTTAAAGTCGTGAATAATTATCATGAACGCTTCCGCTAGCGTTACGTTTTCCTCTTTGCGAATCTTAGCCAATGTCTCTACTACTAACTGCTTAGACTCCTCTCTTAGGATAATCTCATAGCGTACATAGCCGTCATCGGTTATCTTGGGTTTCTCGGGTGCAGGCTGTAACTCGTCCGCAGGTTCGGTCTCCTCGTCCATATCTAGAAAGTCTGTGCTTGCTCCAAAGTTGTAAGGCTCAAAGCCCCAATCAATTAGAGCGTCTTGCTGCCATTCGTCTGCGAGTAGGTCCCAATCCCATTCGCCATAGCTTTGATTATCCTTAATAATGAACTGCTTGCGCTGTTCTTCGCTTAAGTCCGTAGCTATGATTACAGGCACTTTATCTAGACCTGCCTCCTGTGCCGCCCTCATTCGCATGTTACCTCCTAGGACCACGTTGTTATCGTCTATTACGATAGGTCTTAGTTCGAGCATCTCGGGGAACTCTTTAATACTTGCAACTAGCTTTTTGAACTTGTGCTCTTTTATGAGGCGTGGGTTCTTGTCGTTAGGAACTAGGTCTTTTACTTTTACTTTTTTCATTTGCGTTTATTCATGGCGCGTTCATGCACCTGTTTTAAATATGGTTTCTGCTCGGGCACGTCACCTAGCTGATCGTGGTGGTGTCTACATAGCGCCATTAGATTGTCTATTACGTCAGCGTTTGGGTTTCCCCCCATACCCCTGCGCTCTATGTGGTGTATATCTACCGCCTTGCTTCCGCATATCTCGCAGGGAATAAAATCGGAGATGTCGTAATGCATCTCCTGTAGGTATATCTTCGTGTGCTTTCTCAAAACTCCTCTAAGTCTACACGTTGGGCATTCATTACCATAGTACGAATGATCGCTGCATCAGGTATAGACCATATTGTGTTTCCGCAGTTAAGTATCTGCTCATCAATGACCCTTTCAATGTACTTTTTGAGTTCATTGTAGACTTGGTCTTCATCGAGGTCACGCGTTTTCTCCAAAACATCATAAAGTGTCTCCATCAATTTTATTCTTAAAGTGGGTTATTAGACGTTCCATTTGGTATTCGTAATACCTCGTGAAGTCATTGAAACTTTGTGGGTCTGTTTCGTAGACGCGGTACAGGACACTGCGTAGTCTTTGACTAGGTGTCTTGCCATTGTACTCTGTTTGGTCAGCCTGTATCTTATCGAGCAAGTCTTTTTCAGCGCTGTTAAACATTTCCTCTTTTATCATTACGTAGGCCGCCGATTGATGCATGCTAAACAACTGACCTGCCTCTGCAGGCGTAAGTTCTTGTGTCCCTAGTGTGATTTTTAAGGTGCGGTCTGCTCGGGTGCCTATCCCTTCGATTATAACGGGTAGAAAAATTACGTCACTCATTGCTTGTTCTTGTATTGTGCTATACAGACTGCATAGCGTTGATCTAAATTAGGGTATTCTCGTGCTATTGTGGGGTCAATCATGCAGCGTTGCACGTATTGCTTCCTGTTTTCGCTTGGTCTTGGTTTAGGTAGTGGCATGATCTGCTTTATATGCTTGGTATAATTCTTCGATATCGTTTATCATGCGCTTCCATTCACTCGGGCTGCATGTGCAGGGCTTCTGCAATTTGTGCTTAAAGATGTCTGCATGGTATCTCGCTATAAAATCCATGTCTGCATGCGTCAATCGTTTCTTTTTAGCTAGGCTTTCAGGCCAATTGTCTGCTTGCTGTGCCGTCATGCACTCCACATCGCGGTATCTAAAGCGCTCATTTAGCCATTGCTTGCGCTTCTCGCAGCCACAATCTACGCCTAGGGCATCGGATACCTTCTCTACCACTTTCTTTATTCCTGTGGCCTCAGTTACCTTTTCAATCGTATCCCCTAAACCTTGACTTTTTGGACGGCTTACACGCTTTCTCGTTCGTTTTTCCGTGGGTTTCTTTGACTTCTTCTCCATGCTTGTCTCTTATTATTTGCTTTACGTTCTGTAGTGTGTTGTTTATACTTGTTCTAGATATGCCTGTCTTTTCTGCTAGCTTCCTAATGCTCTTGCCGCTCTTAATGTATATCATGAACAATTCACGATCATACCAATGCAGTGATTTAAGTGTTCCGTATATGCGCTCAAACATCGCGTGAAACCTTTGCTCGTCAATATCGTTATTATCGTCTTGTTTGTCATGTAGATTAACTACTAATGTCTGCTCTGTCTTTTTACGTCTTAAGGAGACTACAGCGTTATTCAATACGCTAAACATGTAGACCATATTTATCTCGCCTTCGTAAGTGATGCTGCAGAGGTTGCCCTCGTCTCCCTGTTTCTCGCATAACTTCAAGTACATATCCTGCACAAGGTCTTTAGCCTCCTCTTGAGTCGCACCACAATACACGGCTATCCTTAGCCATTCTTGGTGCCTCTTAGATATGTCATCGATTGTTATGCACACGTTTTTAGTTTTTCGAAAATACTAAAAATCTCTTAAATCTCCAACCATATCCAAACGCTCTGTAAATGGTTTATCTGCATTGAAAGCATCACGCCACTTCTTATTGGGGTGATATATAGTTTCTTTATAGTAGGTCACTGCCATATAACACGATCTGCACAGACTTGGGCTGTGGCATGTTGGGCATGTTTCATTTATCGGTTTCTCCATAGCCAATACGTGGGACATTTGTACAGGTCGGACGCGCTTATAACCATCATCAGGTCTTTGCGTCCTTGGCGTCTGTATAGCCTGTACAGCACTTCGCTATAGCTAGGCATCTTAGACCCTGTCAATATAGGTAGCCTGCCTGTCTCATTGTATTTGTCTGCTACAAATTGTTTTAACCACGTCTTAGGTACTATGTGGTAAAACATATCCATGTCAAAAGCTATCATGTCTGCCTCACTTTCGTCACTACACCAACCTCCCTTGCCTTGCACGTTCTTAACCTCTACTATCACGTATCCATAGGCATGGGCTTGCTTAAGACCTTTGACGTCTATTTTTATATTGCCCCCTATGATGTAATCAATGTGCTTAAACTGCTGCTCTTGGGTTGCAGGGGTACACTCTATGCCTAGGGTTTTGCACATGGCCTCAAAATCGGCTTCTCCCTTTTTACCTGTATCTAGGCTGTGCTTGATGTGTTCTGTGCTACTTAGTCTCTCTGCTTGCTTGCTAATCATTTATCCAAACTTGTATCAGGTTAATAAATTGATCTAACGATCTAACTATAATATACTCATAATCCATGGCATTGACTGCCTGTTCAAATTGTTTTTGCCTAGGTGTCTGCCTACCTTTTGGCGTTTTCATTTCGATGCACAGACCATGGTACGGCCCTGATGGCACAAGTAGAAGCAGGTCACTGACACCTGCCACTACACCCTCTAGTTTCATATTGCGCGCAGTAGCGGCTGTTCTATAGCCTCCATTGGGCACGTGAAACAGGAGCCGCTTGTATTGTGGGTAGGCTAGTCTAAACCATTTCACACACGCCTGTTGTAGTTTACTTTCCTCGTTTCTCATTAGAACCTCAACCAACGCATTCTACGCTCGTATTTTCTTATTAGCCAACCCAAGTGCATCATGTGGTTAGAAGTGGCGTCTGTCCACCCCACAGCGCTTCCTGATATGGTTGTGTTAATGATCTCCCAACGCAGGTCGTTTATGTACTTGGTCACATACCTCTTGTGACGTAGTTTTCTAAGATACTTTTTCATACCAATCTTCTTTATCTATCATTTCCCCACAGGAGCAACTTATCCCACACCATGCAAAGTGATATACTCTTGTGCTGTTGTCTCCGCAGGGGCATACGATAACCTTTCCTTTTTTGCCTGCTCTTGTGTGCTTATCTACCTTTTTCATCTCTCTTTGGTGTTAAAGGTTTCGTATTTCTGCGCTACTTCATTCCAAACTTGTAATAAGGCTCGTTGTACACTTGCACTTTCGGGGTAAGCAGTCTTGTTTTGTATTTCTTTAATTCTTTCTGTTGTCATCTCTCTTTGGTGTTAAAGGTTTTTCTTTCTATCCATCTTACGTACATCTTCGCTGCCCATGCTCTACGCTGCTGCTTATTCTTGTAGACCTTGCGTAATCTCGCACGTGCTATTCTTAAAAATTGTTTCATTTCATTCATAGTCCTTAGGCTTTTCTCCTTTGTTAATCCGTTCCCTAAAATG